GCGTTTCTCTCGAGCCCGCCGTACCAAGATCAAATGTCTTCAGCTCGAGCCCGCGGGCGCGGTCCTGCCGGCGACCGCATCATTGCCGAGAAGAAGATCGAGCACAACAAGCTAGGCGACGGGCCCGACCAGATCGGAAACCTCCACGACCAGACCTACCTCCGCGCCATGTACGCGGTTTACGAGCAGATGTACCAGGTTCTCAAACCTAACGGTGTGGTGGCTCTCGTCACCAAGAACCCGGTAAAGGACAAGCAGATCCGGCGCCTTGACCTGGACACCATTGCTCTCATGGAACACGCCGGCTTCCTGCTGATTGAGCACAAGTGCGCGATGCTCTGCGATGAGGTGCAGCACGGCCATCTATTCGGCGGGGATGAGATCAAGAGGCGGCAGCGCAAGAGCTTCTTTAAGCGGTTGTACGAGAAGAAGTTTCCGGAGCTTGCCGTCGATTTCGAGGACGTGACTTTTTATAGAAAGGTGTGAATGCTTTGAGAGAGCAGCTAGTAGCACGAATCACGGACTGTCTCGCCAAAGGTGGTCTATTTAACATGGAAGTTATGGAAGCTGGCAAGGTGCGTGACTTATTGATTGATTGTCGCACGGAGCTGGCGCCAGCAGAAAGCAGTTCAGCGATTGCTATGCTGAAATCTGCCATCGGAGACTGTGTTGACCAGCAGCCGCACGACGCTATTCGGGCGAAACTCTGGCAAGCGGTAGAGATTATTTATCGACTGCGGGCGCAGGCCGAGACAGCACTGAACCGTAAGCAGATAATGGAAATTTTGTACCACGGTCGCACGATGGTAAATTTCCACCACGTCCCTGAAGTCACGCGAGCAATCGACTGGCTGAGTCAGGAGTTTGCAGACGCCATCGCCGCCGACACTCGACTCGGAAGGTGAGCGCGTGAGAGTTACCATCATCCTCCTGGTGATGTTGGGGCTGCTGCTCGTAATGCGGCGAGCGATCCGATTCTGGAGGTCTTTAGGCAATGCTCCGGTCACTCGCGCTTACGACCCAATCCACAATCCGGGAGGATGGAGAACTCGCTCGAGGCCTAGCAACAGAGACGTTAAGGAGTGGGCGAAGAAACGGGGGTTGAAGTGAGAGGCACCCTCATCCTTCTGGCCTACGGCTGGATACTGGTCTGGTGTTTCGGTGTTGGGCCTATTTGGCTCGCGTGGCTGACCTGGCGCGTGAAAGGCGAGAGAAGAAAGGACGGGGGCCAGCATGGAGGACCTCCCATGACGCCAGCCAGAGCAAGGAAGCGGGTGTGCAAATGAGCGACAAGGAACGAATCGAACAGCTGGAATGTCAGTTGGCTGGATGCATGACAGCGGCAACTGGATGGGCCAAGGACCCTCCCGTCGAGGGCGATTGGGGATGGAGTAAAGCATTTCAAGACGTGTTGCAATTGCGGGCGCGATTCGAGAATCAACGCAAGTCGCTAGAAAGCGGCCTCGCTTTGGTTGAATCGGCCTTTGCAGCACGTATCGCATGGCGGACCAACGCGAGCCGATGCCGAGAAGTGGATTGCTGAAGCAAGAAGCGCTCTTGATTGGACATTCGGCTTGAAGGTGAACTAGCGGGGCGGGGCGCAACAGGGAAGCGAGGGATGAGCTTGAGACTGTTAGACCTGTTTTGCGGGCGGTGGGGTTGGTCGAGGGCGTTTGCCGCGCGAAATTGGGAATGCGACGGCATCGACTTGGTTTCTTCTCCGCTTCCTGCTGCCAATGCTCACTTTACATGCGCCGACGTTTTGGATTTAACTGTGGCAATCGTGAAGCGATTCGAGCCTGACTTCATCGTGGCATCGCCGCCATGCGATGAATTCGCCTGCTTTCAAATGAAGCACTTCCGCAAAGACCCTCCTTACCCGATGAAGGGGATTGAACTCTTCAATCACACACGGGCACTTTGCGAGTTGTCTGGAATTCCGCATGTAATTGAAAACGTAAGAGCCGCCCAGGAGTTCGTCGGGAAAGCAGATGGACACGCCGGGAGTTTTTATCTGTGGGGTAATGCGGTGCCGCCGATCCTGCCTAGAGTCTACAAGGCAAAATGGACAGCGAATGTGCGTCACGGTCGGACAGCGCCAGGTAACTTCGCACCGGAACTTAATCTGCCAAAGAGTGAGCGTAAACCTTTGCTGGCGGTGATTCCTCTTGAGCTAGCCAACTGCGTAGCCGATTATGCCGAGAGGATTCTTGAGCAGAAAGCACGAGCACGAAGTACTGAAGCGGTAAGCCTCGATCGACCGGGCAAGAGCGATTCGTTGCCGGGAGGGACATCGTGAGAGACAGAACGCAACAAGAAATTGAGGAGATGGAGACCGCTTTGGATTTACAACGTGACGAACAGGAGAAAAAAGATGCTGCCAGTATGCCCGAAGTGCGGAAGACAGATACCGCTGCTTTGCACGAAGTGCCCGACATGCAAGACGAGGTAGAGTTTTTCTCGCGTGGCGAAGAAGAAGCCCTGTCTGCCGAGGCTGATTACTGGGAAGGCAAGCTAAGAGGAGATGCGTGATGAATCACCTTTACAAAGTGGAGTTTGAGGTCAAGTACTCAGGAATCAGCGAATGGATAGGCGATGAGACGGTTCATGTGATTGCTAACGGAGATGGGATGAAGGCTATCGCCAAGGCTCGTAAGATTGCGCTGAAAAAGGAATTTATCGACGGAGACGGGTCGGAGCGATGGGCAACCAACGTTCGCGTGGTGGGTTTGAAGCAATTACAGCAAATCGACGCCTGATCCCTGCGGTAGCCATGGCAGTTGACGCAGCAGTTACAAGGACGGGGGGCCAGCATGGATGAGCAAATTCGCAGGGATGAAGCACAAGTTATGTTTGATATTTTCGAGAACTGGCCTACTACGGCTTCTACTCGCAGAGCGATGCAACAGCACATCCTGGGGCTTCAAATTAAGCTAGATGCTGCCATTGCCGCCGCCCAGCCCGTCCCGGCAGAGGGGGCGCAGGCGGAGTACGAACGTGGTGTAAAGGACACCACAAAATTCTATCTTGAGCGAGAGGACAAGCAGAAGGAAAGGTACGACGCACTATACGCCTTGAAACTTGGCGGTAATCTTTTCGCGTTAGATTTGCAGAAACGGTTGGAACAAGTGAATGATAGCTTCAAATTAATCGTTGCCGCCATAGCATCTCCAGCTACGGCAGCGCCAGCGGGCTATCCAAAGCCTACGAAGCCAGCGGAATGAGCACCGCGACCATCAGCGCCTATCGCTTCGACCGGGATACCCTCCTCCGTAGGCAGGACCTCACGATCGACTGTATGGCGCGTGGGATAGAGGGACCAGACGGCTACTGGATTCCCGGACCGTTGTTCTGGATGAACACACTAACGCAGACGTTCGACCCCCACTACCTCGACAAAGGCTTGGCGTCCCCACACCGCACCTTCCCGCAGATGCCCTATATGTCTTGGCTGTTCTCGAGGCTGCTCACGGAGTCGATCGTCTTCATTCCAAAAAGCCGCGAGATGCTTCTCTCCTGGGCGGTCATCGGCTATTGCGTGTGGCGTTGCCAGATTTTCCCCGGTACACAGGTGCTCGTTCAGTCCCAAAAGCACGATAAGGCGTGCGAGCTGGTCAAAGGAACGGAACCTCCGGGGTACGCCTACACTCTCTACGACCGGCAAGACTCTTGGCTGAAGAAGCGATACCCGCTGGCGATGCGAGCGGAAGACCTGCCGGCTGACAACGTGGTATGGGCGAACCATTCCGAGATTCAGGCGATCGGGAGAGGCGCCGACCAAGTTCGCCAGTACCACCCCACCGTCTACGTGGTTGACGAGATGGCGTTCATGGAGGAAGCTGCGGCCAGCTTTGGGGCGGCTACGCCTGTAGCCAAGCAGATAATCTGCGTTAGCTCCGCTGGACCGGGTTTTTTCGGAGACATATGCAGCGAGGATTAGTTCAGATCGAGCAGCCGGGACCGATCATTCGGGTGTTTCCGATCCGAACCAGCTATACGCCAAACGATGAGTGGGCGTTCGTTGGCTTCCCAACCTTGTTTCCCCCTGGCACGCGCCAAACTCCTGTTCACGTCAGCGTGGTTTTCAAATGGTGCAGAGACCTGGCCGAGAAGATTGCTGCGTCCTGGCGCGATCATTACGACACCGTTCTAATCGGCGGGCCGGCCTACGGCGACTATGGCGACGACTTCACTCCA